CGCCAGATCGAGGCGAAGGCGCTCGACCGCATCTGGCACCCGGCGAGGCGGGACGCCCTCGAGGAGCTCCGCGGGCTCTCCGCCGACCGATCGCCCCAGGGCGGGCTCGCGGCGATCCACGGCTGGGTCGCGCCGCTGGGGGGTCATGGGGAGTCGCGGCTTTCCCAGGGCCACGGCCTGCCGCTGGAGGTGGTCAGCGCGCAGAGCTCGGCGCCGTGCACGCACCCGGCCGCGCCGCACGTCGAGGCGCCGAGGCCGAGGAGCAAGGCCGCGCTGCCGCCGAGCCTGGCCGCACACGAGGGCGAACTGAACGCGGACTCGCACCCGAGAGGAGTGGGGGTCTGGGCGTGGCGGCTGAAGGAAGGAGAAACCGATGAGCAGGAGTAACGAAGTGGCCCGGCGAGCTCGTCTCGTCGCGGCGATGCTCCGGCGCGGTGGCAGCGTGCACGAGGCCGTGCAGGCACTGATCGAGTGCGCCCGGGAGATCGATAGGTTCGAGTCGCTGGTCGAGAGGCGACCGGCCGAAGACCCACCCGTCGAGGGGAAGCAGGAGCGCAGAGGGTGAGCCGCGTCATCAGCCCCGCCGCCCTCGAGCGCGATGCCCGCCGCTGGCGCCGCGATCACGGTGCCGTGGACGTCACGCCGCACGCCGCGGAGGACTGCCCGCGTGCGATTCAGCCCGACGGCTCGTGCGACCTCGACGCCCCGTGCTACTTCGTCGGGTGTCGCTGGCACCTGCATGGCGATGTGCTCGAGACCGGTGCGCTCCGCGTCTATCACCCCGCCCTCGAGCCCGATCAGCTCTCCGAGCACTGCGCGCTCACCGTGGCCTATCGCGGCTCTCACGGCTTCGACGTGATCGGCTACCTCATGGGCATCAGTCGCGAGCAGGCGAACGAGATTTTCAACGCGGCTGCGCCGAAGTACCGGGCGGGGATGCTCGCCGCAGTGGCCGATGCCGAGCGCGCCGAGCCGGGCTGCGCTGACGACCTGGCCCTCGACCGACGCCGGCCCGCGCACTTCGACCCGCGGCTCGAAGACGACATGGACCGGACGATACCGGAGGGTTTCCTCCCAATCGGCGAGACGATGGAGGTGGTGGTGGGAGCGCACAGGGAAATCGTGCGGACCAGCGGCGAGCACATCATGCGGCGGTACAAGCTCCCGAGGCTCGCGGAGCGGCTGTACATGATGCTGATCGCCGACGCGGCGTGTAGGCGTTGTGGGCTTGCCGAGTTGACTGCGGCCTATCAGGGGGCGACCGGGTGCGCCACCGGGAAGGACAAGATCACGGCAGCCCTGGCCGACCTGGAGACCGCCGGGTTGGTGCGCTGCGACTGGCGGGCGTGGGGCGAGAAGCGGAAACTGCGCGGCGTATCGCTCGTGTCATCGCTGAAATCCGCCGCGTCATACCCCGTCGGGGTACAAACCGACGCTCCCGCAGAGGGCGACCCCGACTTCCTCCGCGCGTCAGACGAGCGTGAGACGGTGGATACGGAGTGAACCTTGAGGCTCGCGCGTGAGTAGCGTGGAATCGAACGAGCGCCACGACGCCTATATCCCCGAGAAGGCCGAAGCGATCGTGACGGCCCTCGGCCGCGGCGTGCCGTTCAGGTGGGCCTGTGAAACGCTGGGGCTCACCGAACAGACCGGCCACAACTGGCGCAAGGCTCACCCAGAGTTCGATACGGCTGTCCGTGCGGCCAGAGCGGGCAAGGTCAGCGATTACTACTCGACCATCATCAGAGCCGCCGAGCAGGGCGACACCAAGACGGCAAGGTGGCTCGTCGAGAAAGCCGAGAGCCAGTACCACGACGATGCCGGGTCTGGCGCTGGGGCGGCAACGGCGCCGACGCACGCCCCGGTGATCCCCTTCCGCGGGTTCGCCCGAGAGGGCTGGACGCACATCGACCCAGCGCAGCTCGTCTGGAGCTGGCACCTCGACGAGTGGTGCGACGCGCTCGAGGACGCGGCGAAGCGGCGCCGTGCTGGCGAGGCCGTGCGCCTCGTGATCGAGGGGCCACCGGGTGCGACAAAGAGCCGGCCGGTTTCGATCCTCTGGCAGCCCTGGGTCTGGACATGGTGGCCCGAGAGCGAGTGGATCACAACCTCGTGGGATGAGTCCCTCGCCCTCGACCTATCGGGCTTCGCCCGCGATCTCGTGCTCTCGCCGTGGTACCAGACGCGGTGGCCGCTCGATCTGGTCAAGGACGGCGCAGGCGACTGGGGCAACGCGCTCGGTGGGCGCCGCCTCGCACGTGGGCTCAAGAGCCGCGTCACCGGCGACCACGCTCAGTTCCTCGTGCTCGACGACCCGGTGAAGGAGCAGCTCACCCGCATCGGCACCCCGTACCAAATCGCCCAGGCCGTCGGCGGTGCGTGTGGGATCTGGTTCGGGACCTACGGCACGCGCGCTATCGACCACGTGGGGTGCTACGTGATCGCGATGCAGGGGCTCCACGTCGACGACCCCGGAGCCGTCGGCGTGCGGGAGAAGGGCTACGAGCGCATCTCGTTCCCCTGGCACTTCGACCCCTCAAAGGCCGACCCGCGCGACCATCGGACAGTGGCGGGCGAGTCGCTCTGCTCTCGACTCACCGAGGAGAAGTACGAGGCCCTCCGGCTCGACATCGGACCGACCGCTACCGCGGCGCAGTGCGAACAGGACCGCCAGCCCCCCGGCGGCCAGATTCTCAAGGCCGAGTACATGGCTAACCGCTGGGACACGCTGCCAGCGGAGCTGCAGGATGACGTGCTCTCGGGCCGCGCAGGGATCGGGAGGAAGTGGAAGATCTTCGGCGACCTCTCCTTCAAGTCGAAGCGTCAGGCCCGAGGGCGCCGCACCCCGGATTATGTCGTCTTCGAGCTCTGGTGCGCGGTCGGCGCGCGCCGCTATCTCGTCGACGAAGTGCGCGGGATCTGGGGCTATCGCGAGGCGAAGGCCCAGCTCGGCGCGTTCGCGCTCCGACACCAGCAGGCGGTCGAGATCAGGATCGAGGACGCCGCGAACGCAGCGGCTCTAGAGGACGACGTCCGCGGCGACCTGCTCGAGGAGGGCGATCTGATTAGCGCGCTGCTCCAGGCCGACGCCGAGGAGGGCAAGCCTCTCGGCCCACCTCCGGCATGGGCGTCCTACGTGATCCTCGAGCCGGTATCTGGCGGCACGCTCGCCCGCACCCAGGCCGTCGAGGGCGTCTGGGCGAGCGGTGCGGTTTGGCTGCCGGAGAACGAGCGGTGGGTCGACGGCAAGGACGGCTTCGTCGAGGAGCACACCCGCTATGTGGGTGACGGCACGGACACCGACGACAGGGTGAGCGTGAGCTCGCTGGCGCTCCTGCACTTCAAGACGGCTTGCACCGATCCAGCGTGGGTCCGCGCCGCGCAGGCGCAGATCGCGCGACAACAGGCGAAACGGAGATGACGACCATGGCGAAGCAGAAGACGGCGCCCGAGGCCGAGACGACCACCGAGAGCTGCGGCTCGTGCCGCTACCACGTCGGATGGCAGTGCCGGCGCCACGCCCCTGCGCCGATGTCGCGCAGGATGCTCGAGCACGCGCTCGGGCAGGGCGCGGCCGACGCCGGCTTCACCCTGGCCTGGCCGAACGTCAAGGACGAGGACTGGTGCGGCGAGTACCGCCAGGCAGGGGGCACCCGATGAGCGCCGCTGACCGTCTCCTCGCCGCCGTCCGCGTGCTCGTCGCCCCGCCGCCAACGGCCATCGTCCCGGTGGAAGATGCCAAGCCCAGGCGCCGTGACGAGATGCCCGGCCTGTGGTCGTCACCCTACGGCGTCGGTTCGTCGGACTACGACCGAACCGCGCAGTTCGTTCCAGGGGCAGCAACGCCGCTCGACAACGAGACGCTCTCGGCGCTCTGGGAGAACGACCCGATCGCCGGCGCAGTCATCGATGCGATCATCGACGACGGCATGCGGCTGCCGTTCACGGTCGCTTACTCCGGCACGGACGACGGCGACAAGGACCTCGTCCCGGCCGTGCAGGCGCTCGCCGACGCGGTCGGGCTCGTGCCGAAGGTTCGGCTCGCAGCGAAGCAAGCCCGTGCGTTCGGCGGCGCCGGGCTCGTCATGCTGGCGAACGGCGGCCGCGTCCCCGCCTCGCAGCCCCTCGAGCCCGACCGTGTGACCTCGCTCGACCGCCTCATCGCGCAGGACCCGCGCCGGCTCTCGATCGTGACGTGGGATCTCGATGAGCCGGCGTCATACATCTGGGCCCCTGCGGCGTACAGCTTCCAGAGCTACGGCTCGGCGAGCCTCCACGCCTCCCACGTCATCGCGTTCGAGGGCATGGACACGGCGCTGGACTCGCGCCAGCAGACGTGGCGGGGCTGGTGGAAGCCCGTGCTACAGCACGTCTGGGAGGCGATCCGCGACTACAGGCAGACGTTGCAGTCATCCGTCGCGATGATGCAGGACGGCAGCCAGGGCGTGCTCTCGCTCCCAGGCCTTGCCGACGCGATCGTCCGCGGCGGCTACGCGATGCTGGAGACGACGCTCCGCCGCATCCAGCTCTACCGATTCAGCGGGCGGATCATGCCGCTCGACGCCGGGAACGAGAGAGAGCCTGGCGAGAAGTTCGAGTGGGTCGAACGCTCGTTCGCGGGAGTCGCCGACCTCCTCAAGGCACACATCCCGATCGTCGCCCAGGCCGCCGACATGCCCATCCCGCGGCTGTTCAAGGACTTCTCGACGAGCGGCCTGAACGACGCGGCGAGCGGCGCCTACAAGGACTGGTACGCCAAGGTGGGGTCCTGGCGCTCGGCGAAGATCGACCCGCCCACGACCAGCATCGTGCAGATGCTCGCCAGGGTCGCCGAGGCCCGCGACCCCGACCGCTGGGGCATCGCGTGGCCGGAGCTCGAGATGCGCTCGGCCACGGAGCAGGCGACGCTGGAGAAGACGACGAGCGAGACCGACGACCTCCGAATCCAACAAGGCGTGCCGCCTGAGGCGATCGTGCGGACGAGGTATTACGGGCAGTACTCGACGACGGCGCCGCAGCTCACCGACGAGGAGCGCGAAGCGTTCGAGGCACACGTCGAGCTCGAGGGCGCCGCGCCGGTCGAGTCGGAGGGCGAGGGGCTGGGCGAGCCGACCGAGCCGAAGCCCGCCGAGGCCGACCCCGCCGAGACGGGCGAGCGCCAGACCGCTGGCGAGGTGGTCACCCCGGAGGCCGTCTGGACCGGCGTGCAGATGGAGGGGATGCGCGAGACGGTGCTCACGGTGTCGCGGCGCGAGCTGCCGCGCGAGGTCGGCGTCGAGATGCTGCTCGTCTCGCTGCCGATCACCCGCGAGGTGGCAGAGCGGCTCATGGGTTCCGTAGGCCTCACGTTCTTCGCGGAGGACCCCGACGCCGCTCCCGCGCCGTTCGCCAAGAAGACGAAGGAGGCGGCGGAGGAGGAGCCCGAGGGCGACGACGCGGAGTGACACTGGCCCGGCGACAGCCTGGCGAGAGAGGAGATAGGCAATGGAAGACCAGCTAGAGGCGCGGGTGGACGAGTACAGATTCAAGGCCGTCGAGGTGCTGCTCGCAGACCTTCGCGGCGGGGATCGCGATCAGTTTGAGCAGTTGGTGCTCAACGAGGCCGCGGCGCGGTGCATCGAGGCGCGCGTCAAGGCGGGGCTCGAGCGTTCTGGCATCAGCGATCCTCTCGGGTCACTCGATCCTCGCGAGGTGTTCGAGGTCGCCGTCGATCGGCTCGCGGAGGCAGCGCGAGAGCACCAGTGTATCGGGCCGCTGATGGCAGACTGGAAGGATCGCAGAGACATCAGAGGCGCACTGCTGGCGCTCGAGGCCGCGTGCGCCGTCACGGCCTATCTGGATCACATCGACGCTCAGGCGAGGCCGGTGAGGCGCTGATGCCCAGCCCTCGCCGCATCATCCGTCCGAACTCCGGCGCCGAGGTGGCGATGGTCATGGCCGCCCGCCGACAGGCCCGCGCCGCGCAGGCCGCGGTGCTCGCCACTGTCAAGGCGACCTGGCCCGAGACCACGGAGGCGGAGGTGCGCCGCGCGATCACGCGCTCGCTCGATCGCCGGGCCTTCCTCGTCGCCGCGATCCGTCACGCGCTCACGATCTCGAGGGCGAACCACGCGCAGCTCCGCAAGGCCGTGCCGAAGTTCCCGGCGTGGGATGAGAAGCGCGAGCAGACCGCAGCGCGCAAGGAGGCGGCGGAGCAGTGGGGCGACCTCGTTGACCGCCTGCTGGGCGGCGGCAGGACTGACGACGAGCGCACCGACGCGGAGCCCTCATACCTCAACTCCGTCATGGGCCGACTGCGTGGCCGCCGCGCCTCGAACGCGGAGATCCTCGAGGTGCTCGAGGGCCTGAAGCAGATGGCCCCGGCCGAGGAACTGGCTGCGATCTCCCGCGTCCGCGCTCGCGTGCTCGGCTGGGAGGGGAGGCGGAACGAGGAACACCAGACCGAGGCGGGGATCAAGAGGTACACCTGGGTCACCCGTCGCGATGCGAGCGTCAGGCCCGACCACGACAGGCTCGACGGAACGATCCAGTTCTGGAGCCGGCCCCCGGTCGCCGACACGCGGACGGGGTTCAGGGCTCACCCCGGCGGCTGCAAGAACTGCCGATGCAGAGGGGAGCCCGTCATCAACAGAGAGAGCCAGCGGATCGCGAGGCGGAAGGCCCGCGCCGCTGCGAAGTAGTGGCATTTTGGTTGACATTACACTACCGCTCAGTAGAATGATGGCGAGGCGAGGCGGGGCGAGGCCCGGCGAGGCGGGGCTCGGCGTGGCGTGGCATGGCAAGGATCGATGTCCACCGATTGGCTTTCGCTGGTCGGTGGGCGCCAGTGCGGGGCTGGTCCCGGCGTGGCTCGGCAGGGCAAGGCGTGGCGGGGCGGGGCAAGGAGTTCTCGTGCGGTCTGCTTTCGCGGGTCGCACGGGGCCAGGGCTGGGCGCGGCGTGGCGTGGATAGGCTACGGCACGGCGGGGCTCGGCAGGGCAAGGGACTGAGCCGGCCAGGGTGTTGGCCTGTGCCGGCTCAAATGTGAAAGGAACAAGGTCATGTTGAACGAGGCGACGTACAAGGTCAAGGGCACGGGCGCGATGCTCATGCACAACGCGCAGCTAGCGAACCCGCTGAACGATTGGTCGCGGGCCATCAAGAAGATCAGCGGCAAGCGGAAGAAAACCGACGAGGACCATATCGAGATGGCCCGGCTCGAGTTCATGGGCGGGCTGTACTGGAACGGGAAGATCTTCGTGGTGCCCAGCTCCAACTGGGAGTCGGCCATCGCCGAGGGCGCCAAGAAGGTGAAGATGGGCAAGGCCGTCAAATCGGCCATCTTCATTCACGATGACTCGACGCTCTCGTTCGCTGGCCCGAAGGACCCGGAGAAGCGATGGGCCGATCCGTCGTGCCGCGACCAGCGCCCGGCGAAAGTCGGCACCGCCAGAGTCATCCGGACGCGCCCGCTGTTCGTCGACTGGTCCTGCGAGGTCAAGCTCATGTTCGACCCCGAGCTGATCGACCTGGAAGCGCTCAACAGCATCATGGAGATCACCGGGCGCCAGATCGGGATCGGCGACTACCGGCCCAAGTTCGGCCGCTTCGAGGTGGTGAAGTGACGGACCTATTCATCCAAGCCGACGAAGGCCCGAAGATCGACGTGTCCGCGCTCAACCCAGGCGACTACATCGAGCCGCAGAGCATCTCCGATGCGTACGGCCTCTCGATGGACACCACGGCGTTCGTGTGGAAGGTGCTCGGGCTGAAGGAGCAGATCGAGGAGGAGACGGCCGACGGCGACCGTCCACTCCTCTGCCGCATCCAAGAGCATGGAATCCGTGTCATGACCGCCGACGAGGCGATTCGCTACTTCAAGCGGCGATTCAGCCTGTGCATCGACGCGCTCGCACGGCTCGCCAAGAAGTTCATCCTCATCCCGGTGGACGGCCTCACGACGGAGGAGAGGCGCGAGCACCGAGACGACGCGAACAAGATGGCGAACCTGGCGCAGATGGTGAAGCGCGAGCGGGAGAGGCTCCGACTCACCAGCGAGGCGGACGAGGAGCCCGAGCAGCTTCCCGCCGCTGCGGAGTGAGAGGAGAGAGGCTATGGGACAGAGAGCAAGCATCGAGATGAGGGCCGACATCTTCGAGGGCATGGCCCGAAAGGGCTATGAGGCGTTCCGCGCGAAGGCCGCAGAGGTGTATCCGGAGCGCGCGTGCTGCATGCCAGCGTGGGATGACGAAGCCATGGAGGCGCGGGGGTTGTACGTCGAATTCGTCAGAGCGGCCGTCGACCTCAACCCGTTGAGCGACGGGATAGTTGTCGACGACAGCCCGCCCGCACGGCTCGCCTATGCCGCCTATGGGGCGCACACCGACAACAAGAATTTTCAGGGCAACCCGATGCCGGAGTGGCACGACCTCCCGCGGAAGATCCGGCAGGCGTGGTGCAAGGCGTCGAGCGCTGTGGTGAACATCACCGCGTCGGCGCTGGCGAGGCGATGACCATGAACCATACTCAGCAGCAACCAAGACCCCCCGCCCCAGCGTGCGCGCTATGCAAGGCGCC